CTTTGGTGTCGGACTACAACAAGGCGCTGCACGAGATCAAGCTAACCAACGGCTCGCTGATCAAAGGGATCCCCGCGAGTGAGCCCGAGCGCTTCCGCGGTCCTCAGTTCCACGGGGCGTGGTGCGACGAGCTAGCGGCTTGGGATTATCTGCAGGAGGCGTGGGATCAGATCCAGTTCGGCGTGCGTCTAGGGGCGCGTACATACATTGTGTGTACAACTACCCCGCGGCCGAAGGACCTGATCATCGACCTGATCGGCCGGGACGGTGACGACGTAGCGGTGACTACGGCATCGACGTACACCAACCTCGACAACCTGTCCGCGAACTTCAGGAAGCAGATCCTTCAGTACGAAGGTACGACGCTAGGCCGCCAAGAAATTTACGCCGAGATCATCGATCCCGAGGAGAGTGGGATCGTTAAGCGGGATATGTTCAAGCTCTGGCCTGACGGCAAGCCCTTCCCCAAGTTCGAGTACATCATCCAGTCCTATGACGTTGCCACGTCGGAGAAGGTGCAGAACGATCCGACCGCCTGCATTACGTTCGGGGTGTTCAAGCCCTTGGATGGCCCGATGGCCGTGATGGTGATCGACTGCTGGCAGGAGCGGCTGCAGTACCCCGACCTCCGACCGAAGGTGATTGAGGAGTACGGCGCGGTCTACGGCGAGGGCAAGGAGAAGAAGCGGGTGGATCTGCTGTTGATTGAGGACAAGTCCGCGGGGATCTCGTTGATTCAGGACCTGCAGAGGGCGCACCTGCCGATCCGGGCGTACAACCCCGGTAGGGCCGATAAGATGCAGCGGCTGAACATCGTGTCGAACATCATCGCCAGAGGGCGGGTATGGATTCCTGAGAGCAGCACGAGGAAGGGGTATGTGCGGGACTGGGCAGAGGGGTTCGTTAGCCAGATCTGCTCGTTCCCCGAGTCCACCCATGACGACTTCGTGGATGCCTGTACCCAAGCTCTGCGGTTCTTACGGGACAGCGGATGGTTGGAGATCGACCCGCCACCCGACGACGATTGGGACGAGGACGACTACGCCGACACCGGGCGATCGCGCCGGGTGGTCAATCCGTATGCGCAATAAACCTGTCATCAGGATAATGGGGTAGGCCGGTAAAATGCTGGTGGGCGATGTGCCCTACTCGAAGGAGGTGATCATGGTGGGTGGATTCTTTGACGGTGACGACAAGTCACTGGCCACAGTGGCCGAGCGGATTGAGTTTGAGGCCGAGCACAATGTCTCGGAGTACTCAGAGCAGACGATTGAGAACTTCAATTTGACCGTTGCGTTGCTGCGTTGCGCAGGCGACATGGTTAAGCGGATTGACTACCTCCTGAATGGAGACGAGGACGAGGACACGTTTCTCGCGCTTTGGGCTGATCGTTTTGGCGTTGACGAGTCCGAAGATGCCGAGGATGCTGATGACGAGGATGCTGATGACGAAGAAGTTGACGAGCAGACTGACGCTTAAATAGCGCTCACGTCGATTAGGTTACCCCGGAAGTCCAGCATCCCTTCGGAGTGCTTCCGGGCAATCTCAGGCCACAGTAGTTGGCTATCGCGGATCGTTAGTACCGCGAACCCAGAGCGCCAGTTGGCTGGGTTATCTTCCATGTAATCAGAAAACTGTGGGCCGTCAGTGTCCGCTAGCGTCCCTGTGTCTACGCCCCATCTCGTGCCGTTGTAGTCATCAAATGGTGTGACCTTCAGGCTGTGCAGGTGGCCGGTGACTATTGACTTGCCGCTACCTACGGTGTTGTTGTGGGTAGCGTGAACGCCGTTCTTGTAGCGGTGCTTTACTACTAGATTTGGCGTTGGCCAGCACGTCCAGCAGGGGTGCCACTTAGGGAAGTGCTCTTTGAGGGTTAGCCCTTGAACCCCCTCAAATTCGGGCACAAATGAGCTTAGGCGCGACTCAAACCGTGAGTCATGGTTACCGAGTGGCCAGACGAGTTGCGTGTGATGGCGAGCCTTGTGGCAGGCTTTCTCGATCTCGGTCATGGCTTCTTTACAAGCCTCTAGTTCTTGCTTCACGTTTGGCCTCTGGCTCCAGCCCGATCTCGGATGTCGGCTGATCGCGGCCCCGTCAAATATGTCGCCGTTAGCGATGACCATATGCGGTTTAAGGGTCTTTATCGCCCATAGGAGGCCCTTGAAAGCGGTTGTACGGATGCCGGGCCAGAAGTGTGCGTCGGAGAATACGAGGATGATGCCGTCTGTCATGCCCCCGATATGGCGCATCTTTGTGAGGTGATGCTTTGGCTCAAGCTGTGGGTATTTGGCCACTTCTGATTTGAGGAGAATCTTGTATTTGTCCTCAACGATGCGGCGTCTTTTGTGGATGCTGCGCACTGATATGCCGATCTCGTCGGCGATCTTCTGGGGGCTACGGAGCCGTTCCCAGAGTTGGATGAACTCATCGTCGGTCATTACCATAGCGTGCCCATTAGTTGTGCAGACCGCTTGATATCAGAGGCTAGTATTGTTGTCTAGCGCAACATGAAGAAAAGTGTTGACAAGCTGGACTTAGATGGACTAAGGTTGCGGAGTTGGCCGTGGAAAGCCATGAGAACCGCTAAGAAAGATCCCGCCCCGCAAGGGGGCACGTCCACAAGATGTGTTTCCACCGGGGTCTTCCTTAGCGGTTTTTTGTTGTCCACTGCCGACCGTACCCTTCGCGTCAGCAGTGCACCTAAATGGGTGGCCGGGGAGAAAACATAGGCTCGCGTACACCCGTTGTAGCCTCGCGGCGTTCCAGAGCGACCGTACAAGACGGAGGTTCCCCAGTGTGACTTGGGACACCATCGAGTGAATCTGGCGTCCAGCGAGTGCTGGGAGGGGATCCAAGAGAATCCCTCCGGGCAAGATGGCCCTCCGGGTGGTAAGAAGCCGGGCGTGTCACCTTGGGCGAACTATGACTAAAAAGAGGGGAATATGAATAAGGCACCAATATTTGTTTCTTTTTGTACGCCTAACGGAAAGTACCCGTGGCTAGCTGAGAACCTCAAGGCATCATTAGATGACTTTGATCTGACGTGGGATGTTCGGGAGGTTGCGCAGTTCCCGAGTTGGCAGAAGGCTGTAGCTTATAAGTCACAGTTCATCTTAGAGATGTTGGAGTTGCACAAGCGTCCGGTTGTGTGGATGGATGCGGACACGGAGGTGTGGCAGTTCCCGGAGTTGTTGTTTGGTCCGCATGACTTTGCGGTGTACAACTGGGCTGTTGATACGAACCACCATTTAGAGGGCCAGCTAGACCGGGACAAGTTGTTGTGTTCTGGCGGGGTGATTAAGTTTGGGTACACCAAGGAGGCGCTGAATCTAGTGAGGCGCTGGGCCGAGGCGATGAAGACCTCGGAGGGTGAGGATGATCCAGAGTTGGATCGAGCGTATGAAAGGAACCTGAACGCTCTGTGGTTGCCTAAGACGTACAATCGGATGGATAAGCACACACATCACTGGTCATCAATCCCTTCGGAGTTGGTGGTTATCAATCACGATTATGTTGGCGGTGCGCATGGACAAGTGGATAGTCCACAAAGGGTTTGAGGGGTTCGCGGACCGGCTAACGAGCCTGTCCTACTGCTTAGACATAGCGGTCAAGTACAACCGCAGGCTGTATGTTGATTGGACTGACAGCAACTGGCAGGAAGGGTTCTATCGGTACTTTAGCGTTGACGGGTTTGATGAACGCTTCCCGGAGGGTGAGTGTTATCCGGAGTTCTGGACTGGGGCGTTAGCCAAACCTAACGGTGACTGGGCGTACCGGGTTCAGGATCTAGTTGACTTTGATCTGAAGCAAGCTGACGGTGATGTGCCGGTGTGGGTTCATCCGAACATGTGGTATCGGGAGTGGAACTTCGGAAGTTTGGCCAAGCGACTGAAGATGAAGCGCTCGCTTGAGCTAGAGAAGATGTTGGATGTGAAGCCGCAGAAGGTTGTGCATTTGCGGGGTACGGACAAGGGTCACAATTTAGAGCGGTTTGAGGTGTTGTTGAGGGAGCACGGTGATGCGGCTGTGCTGTCGGATGATCAGAGGTTAGTTGATCAGTGGCTCAAGACGCACAAGGATGCTCTGATCCTAACGGACATCTTGACGAATGACGACAGGGGAGCTCACAAGACGGGTGTTAAGGGCAAGACGCGGCACGAGGTCAACTTGCGTGTGATTGCTGACTTCATGACGTTAGCGTTTGCGCCTGAGGCCCATGCGTTGATTGAAGACAGCTACTTCTTCAAATATGCTCGTGTCTACGGTGGATGCTATAGAGACATGGTGACTTGACAGCAGATGCGCGATATGATGGCGGGTAATCTGCAAAGGGAACAGATATGCCCGGCAATCCGGTAAAGAAGCGCCCCCAGTCTGATCTGGTAAATCAGATCCCATCTGACTGGAGCCCTGAACTACAGAAGGCTTACGACAAGGCTTTAAAGGACTATAAAGCCCAGATGCCTGCCGGGGACATACTTGACTATGTCCGCACCCCGTTCAACGTCATGGGCAACTCAATGGCCGGGCTCGGTGCCGAGATGATCGGCAAGGGCAAACAGTTCGAGGCCAAGTACGGATGGATGCCGAAGACGCAGGCCGAGATGGATGCGGTTGATGCAATGATGAGGGTGATGGGACCGGTCATCGACACGATGGACTACCTCAAGGTTCCTCCGATTGTCGGCCCCAACACTCCAACGGTTGCGGCAGCCATGCAGGGCGTTGATCGTGCCGCGGCAAGGCTAACGGCAGAGCAAGCCAAAAGAGCGGCTGCAAACGCCGGGCAGGCGGTCAAGAAGGCTGCTACCAGCGACGACATGGCGTATGCCATAGAGAACTTTCTGAAGAAGACTGGCCACGGCCCGATGGAGATCATGGTCGGGCCAAAGGCTAAGACTTTCCGTCACGATGCCGCCGCACTGGCGGAACAGATGGAGAAAGAAGGCAAGAACCGGAATGAGATCTGGAAAGCAACCAGAACAGTCAGAGCGCCGGACAATCAATGGAAACAGGAACTCTCTGACCTGAACATGAAGTACAGCGCCAGCCCGGTCAGGAGCAGGCAGTACGAGACCGACAGGAAGAGATACAGCCAAGCAATAGACAAGGCAACAACACAAGACGAATTACAGGCTGCTCAAAAGTATTATGAAAAACAAAGGGGGAAAAATTCCTTAAACTTTATTGGCAAAGCACAGGAGTTTATTGAGCACCCGGAGTTGTTTCAAGCGTATCCAGAACTGGCCAATTACGCTTTCAGAGAATTAGAGCCAACGCACAAGAAATTTACTGCGCCTCAAAACGCATACGGGTTTTATTCTCCGGGGCAGTCAACCATTACAGTAAACACTGATGCGCCATTCAAGCGGTCAACCGCGTTGCATGAACTGCAACACGCAATCCAAGAGATTGAAGGCTGGCAAGGTGGATCAAGTCCTGAAGAAATGGCTGCCAGACTGGCGGATCGAGACATAGCCAAGACAAGAGAGGCGGATCTTCTGCAGTCAATTCAAGATATGCAAAAAATATTGCCGCCTTCTGCTAACAATTTGATTTTGACTGAAGGGCAAAAGTTAAAAAACATCCAAGACTTTTTAAACAAAACAAAGCAACTTGAAGGTGAGACCGATCCATACGACGCTTACCGCAAAGTCTCCGGCGAAGAAGAGGCCCGGATGGTTCAGGCAAGGCGTGATTACCCGGAGGAGAAACTAGCGGAACGTCCGCCGTTCTTGGACTACGAGGCCAAGCCTTGGGAGCACATTACCGAGTTTGCCAGCGGCGGTGAGGTCCACATGAACAAAGGCGGGATCCTAGGGCGCGTGGTCAAAACCGCCGAGAAAGGAATGGAACGCGCAATGCAGGGTGCGCTGCCGCAGGTGAACCGCATTGATATGCACTACAAGGACGTTGGCAAGCGCATTCCAGCCCTTGAAGAGGCCATAGCGGCCCTTGAGCGGGGCGAGATAACCAAGCAGCAGTACGCGCAACTTGTGCAGGCGTACAAGCCCGTGACGCCGTTTCAGGAGTTCTTCAAGCCGGAGACGGACGAGAGGATCATTAACGCTCTGACGAAGACCAACCGAGAGAAGGAAGGCACGCCACCAAAGCAGACTTACTTTGGAGTTCCATCGTCTACTCTAAAGCGCGGTGAGAAGGCGGCAACCCGGCAGGACATCCCTTCGTACACCAATGAGGGTACTTGGGTAGTGACGGTGCATGAACCACAGCAAGGAAGGAACGTATACGCCGGGGCTGGCCCGAGGATTGGATACGAACCAATGGCCATGCTTAACGACGTAAAGTTTCAGGTTCGTCCTGACGGCGCGTTAAAGATTGCAAGAGGCGGTCAGAAGGGCACGATCGCCACAATGGAAGGGTACTGGGAACCGATCACGCGGGAACTAGCGGAAGAGATGGGCCCGGAGTTGATGCGGGATCCGCGGTGGGTGCAAGCGGGTATGGACCCAACCAGAAGCGCCTCGTTTTACAACCGCGAGACCATGCAGCCGATTGTTGAGGGTGAGCAGGTGCTGCACTCTGGTCCGCTCGTGCTAGTCAAGAACCCGCGGTATGGGGACATTGAAGACTTCCCTTTTAAGGAAGGGGGCGAAGTTACAATTGACGAATTCCTCAAACGGATGAAGGAACGGTAATGGGTCGCAAAGAAATGGTCTTTGGCCAAGTTGAAAAGGCTGTTGCCAAGCAAGCCAAACTTGCTGGTGAAGCTGCAAAGAAAGCCGCGGCAGCAGAAGCCAAGGCTGCGGAGCAGATGGCCATGATGAAAGCCAAAGACGCCATTCAGGCGCGTCTAGCGCAGATTGACCCAACGCTATCCAAAGACAAACTTGAAAGCCGTGCGCTGCGTTTAGCGCAGGCCAGCGTGGATCCTAGCAAGCACTCCGACACAGAGATGCGGCTGATGTCCAACTTTGGATCCAAGCAAGAGCGCGAGGATCTGTTGGCCAAGAAGGTGGCGGATGCGGAGAAGGCAGGCGCAAAGCCAGCGACGGAAAGCAAACCAACGAAAGCCACTGCGAACCGTGCCGCTGTACCGCCTGACGTGTTTCGCAACATGGTGGAGCAGGTTGGCGAAGAAGCGGCACTCAAATTTTTTAGGGAAGGCAAGCACCTCAAGCGTGACCCGCAGGGTGGATACATTGGCGGCCCGAGAACGGTGACCAGCCCACAGGGGCTAGGTGGTATGCGGACTGGCATGGACTCTGATTTGTCGGATGCCGCGCAAGCAGTTCAGTTTGCGGATCCGGAACGGTTTGGAACATGGTACGACCGGGCCAAGGCGGGTATTCAACAGAGCAACGAACCGTACCAGTTGCCGGGTTCGCTCTTACGTCATTCGGAATTTAGCGCCGGGGTAGCGCCGGTAGCCGAACTCGGGTTCTCGCTTAAAGACTTGAACTCGCGGTTGTACGATCGCCAGAACCCGACGCTTGCGTACCGTGGCCGGCAGATGAACAAACTGTCCGATTACGAGCGCGATCCAACCATATTTGCGCAGGCACTTGACGAGACCCCGTTTGTACAAGGGTTGGTCACTGGCGACAAGCCGGTTGAGCAAGGGTTCAAGGTTGGCGAGTACAAACTGAAGAATGATCCGCGGGTTCCAAACACCGGGTTGTTTGGCGTTAACGATTTCCGCCGCGCTCAAGGAATGGGCTTTACGGATCCAACTGGAGCGCCGTGGAGGGCCGGGGTAACAGAAACAATGCATCCGTTTATGGACGCAGAGACGGCGCTACAAGTTGATAGGGCAAACAAAGCTGGGCTTGGCGGCAAAACCAATTGGGGTGGTCCGCAGATTCAAGAAGTACCGTGGGTAATGGACAAGGCTCAGGACTTTTACTACCGCGGTAACAAGGGCTCTGGGCAGTACGTTGGCGACCCGCTGACGAACATGAAGCAGGCGCTGATTGACGCCAACAACACCACCCAAGACTACTTCTTTCAGCACGCCGGGTCGGCAACGCACGAAGCTATTCCGGGTGCAAGTACAGGGCACGTTCCGTCAATGTTGAATGCAACGCCTGAAGAGAAGTTGCGTTACAGCCAAACTGGACGGTTTGACGTGGCCCCACCGGAGGACGCAAACAAGGCACCGATTGATGCGCTTTATTCGGCGCTTGGTTATCGGCAGTTGCCATC